GTGTACAGGCTTTGTAATTCCGCATCGCTGAACACTTGCGACGGGCCCGTGTCACCAATATCGCCGCGCAAGTCGGTTAGTTCGTCAGCCGTCAGGGTTGTCGCCATCAGCGGTACTCCGTCAGCAAATAGTCCAGAACATCCGTCGCGTGCTGCTCTAGCGCCCAATCGGGCAGGCCCGCATAGGTCGGCTCATCGAACGGGTAGTCATGCACGACGACCGCCGTGGGCCGCACGTGCCGCTTCCGCCACCAGCCCAGCAACCGCTGCCACATTGTCAGTTGCCCCCGTACTTGGACTTACGCTGGCGCGGACGCCGTCCGGGCAGCACGTCGGGTTCCGGTTCGGTTTCGTCCGGTATGTCATCCAGCGGCGACTCGGCTGGCTCGTCGTCTTCGATAACTGTTTCCGGTTCCAGCTCGTCATCGTCCGGTGTTTCTATGAGCGCCTGAAGGATGTCCGGTTCCGGCCCGTTTCCCGTCCATGTAATCACAGGCCCGGTTACGTTCGGTTCGTCGTCCAAAGCAGCCGCATCCTCAACGGGTGCTGCGTCCCAAGACGGATCGCTGCTGACCTGTGTCCATAGCGCGTCCAGTTCTTCTTGCGCGACTCGCGCCCTTGCCAGTGCCGCTACCGCGTTCTCGGCCCACGTCGCAAACGCCGCCAACTGCGCCACGCGCAGAAACGCCGCGTCGCGCCCGCGCGTCGGCACAACCACCGGCTCAACGCCTGCATCTGCCGCCTGTGCCATCGCCGCGCGCAGACGGTCCAGGGCTTCGCCTTCCATCCGTGCGATTGCTGATTTCGTTGCCATACTCAGTCTCCTTGCCACCGGGCGGGGCAGTTGCCCACCCCGCCCGTACCACCATTCCGCTAGATGTGCTGCCCGCCTAGATCGCCAGCGGCATAGCAGCGTACTCAGACGGCACGGCATAGGTTGCCTCACCAATCTGGTACACAACTGCCCCTACGCGGTTGTAGACACCAAACCCGCAGTCACGCCAGAAGTTAAACTTCTCCAGGCTGGGGGTCGGCTCGCTCATCTTCGTGTACAGCCCTTGCAAGGCCGCGACTGGATACTGGCGCATCTTAAGCACCGGCTCCATTGCGCCCTGGGCTATTGCGAGGATGATCCCGCTTGGCAGGCTGGGCCACTCGACGATGTACATCTTGTTCTTGCGGCCAATCACCTCTGTACCGAACCCGATGATGTTGGCTGCAAACTCGTCGGTCAGGCTGATGCGATCCGTCGAGTTGCCGTAGGTCACCGCCGAATCCGAAGGCGGCAGTAGATCGGTCATCGCCTCGATGTCCGACACGAGATCCGATGCTACGTAGCAGACATACGGTCCCATGTTCGCCACGTGCTCAGCCAGTTCCGCGTAGATCGTCGGGAATGGGTCGTGCGTCGCGTCGATGTCGTCCGCCTGCGCCAGATAGTGGTTGTCCACTGCTGGCGTTACCGTGCCACGCTTGTTGTAGGTCACGGTATCGTTGTTGGCGAGCGGCATGATGGTCAGATTGCCATGCTGCGGATCGCCAAACGTCCACGAGGACGGATAGAGCAGAGAAGACTGCACGTGACGGCGCACCCAGTCCATGTCTTGCGACTCGACCATGAGGGTGAAGCGGTTCGCCTCTTCTATGATCATCAGCTGGCTTGAGATGCGGTTTGCGCCCCAAGCCGTCATGCCGGTGAACAGTGGATACGCTACATCGTAGTAGCCCTCAGGGCGGACTGGCAGCGGCACGGACCATTCATCGCCCGGCTGAAGCGTGCCACCCGTAGGCAGATACGCGCGTTCCTTGAAATCGGTCGTAGGGGTCACGAGCGATTGCAGCAACCCGTTTACGATGCGGTTATGTTCCGTGTTCGATTCCATGATCATGGACCACGTTTCGCCCACGCCGATGGTCGTAACACGCTCGCTGGCCAGATGAGACTTGCCCGCAAATCCGTATGCGATTGCGTTAGTCATCGCTATACCCCGCGCTCAATGCGCAGCAGCTTGTCGGGCGTGGTGGATGCCAGCCCGCCCGTTACCGATCCGATGACGACCGATCCGGTGGTAGCGAGCTTGCCCGCCACCGCACTGGACTGGTACACCTTCGCGCCAATATCCAGCGCTGCCAGCGCGTCGCCCACGTCCACGATCCCCGCTTCGATGACGGTCACGGCTTCGTTGGTGATGACGCTGCGAAGCGCCAGCCCGAACCGATCCCCATAGGCGGAGTCAGAGGCGAGGCCCACGGATGCGCCCGTGCCCTCGTAAACCCAGTTCCCCGCGTACACTTGTTCCGCTGCCGGACGGGTGAACTGTGAAAGGATCTCCACAGGGGCCACGTCTGCGGCAGTAATCGTCAAATCTGCCATCTTTCACCTCGCTAGAATGCGTTACGCGCCCGCCGTTCGGCGTCCCGCCGTGCCTGCGCTTTCGCGTCGGCGTCCGGCTCAGGCGCATGTCCATTGTTGTTGGATGGCGATCCCGGCCCCGTACCGATAAACCACTTCGGGCGCTCGCCCTTGATGGTGTCGATCAGGGCCTTGACTCCGGCCTCGTCCACCTTGCCGTCCTTGAACAGCGCCTCAACGTCCTTGCCGTGTGCGTCGCGGGCACGCATGATCACGTCGTCCGGCGCTTCCGCACGAGCCGCCGTAGCCGCCGTGCGAATTGCGCCCTCAATGGCCGTCTGGCGCTGCTGGTCCTCCAACTGCTGGGTCCGTTGTTCTGCCGCCTCGCGCGCCTTCCGCTCCGCTTCCAACAACCCCGTGAGCTTTTCAGCTTCGGTCTGGTTGGCGGCTTCGATGTCGGCAATACGCTTCAGCGACTTCTTGATGTCCTCAGCGCTGGTGACGCCGAGTTCCTTCAGGAGATCGCCTACCGCGCTGCGCTGGGCCTGTTCCAGGCGGCCTTTAAGCCAGGGCGGGTTGTTCGGATCGTCCTGTGGAGGCTGCTGAACGGGCGGTTGTGCTGGTGGCTGCTGCGGCGCTGGTGTTCCGCTGTTGGTCCCGCCCGCGTCTGGCGTTTGCGCCTGCTGCTGTACCGGATTTAGTTCGTCTGCCATCGTCCTCACTCCTTCGGTTGCACGGCGTTACCCTCGCCGGAAAGGTCATAAGGTGTGGTCGGATCGGGCGTGGTGTCCCACTGCCGATCGGACAGGGCTTCGTAGTCGTCAATAAACGTCAGGAACTTGACAATAAAGGCGTCCGGATACTCGCCCCCGTATTGCTGCTGCCACGCCGCGCGTACCTCTTGGATTTGCGCGTCGGTGAACTTAGGCCCGGCCTGGATGTTCATTCTCATTTCTCCTCCATTACCGGCTGTTAACCGCCGCCGTGCGCGTATCGGGAGAGAGTCCCGTCATCACTACATTCACCAGCGCGTCCGTGTTCAGCGCCGTAAGCGGCGCGTTGCGGGCGGGTGCACCCGCAAGTTGGGCGCGTAAGTCGTCTAGCGTTTCCGCAATGGGTGCGGTTTCATAGGTCGTATAGCAAAGGCAACTCGGATGAGTAGACACGACTGGTAGCGGCGTCGCATCCAGCGCAAAGCCGCCCTCGGCCTGGTCCCGCGCGTAAATCGCGTCACACGTGCCGTCGCACTTCTCCGCCCCGTGGCTGGCGCTCAGATGCCAGCGAGCGCGCCGCACAAACGGGTTCGCCAACGCCGCCTCATGCCCGGCCAGCGCGTGCGCGCGTGTAATCTCAGATCGCGCCAGCCGCCGCGCGTCAAAGCTGCCTGATGTGCCGTAGGGCGTTTTGGTCAGCACACCGCGCCGTGACGGGTTCAAGAACTGTTCCAGGTCCTTCGCAATGTCCACCGCGCTGCGTCCGCGCGTAATGCCGTCGCGTAACACATCATCAATGCGTTCGCGTGTAGCAATGCCCGTGCGCCAGATGCGGTCGCTGAGCGTGTACCCACGCGCGTCCTGCCACGTCAGAACACTGCCGTACTGCTGTGTGGCGGCGGCCAATCGCGGCGTCACCCGCACGCCTAAGCTCAGCGGCGCAGACAACTCCGGCACAGTGGACACGGCCCGCGCCATGAACGCGGTGTGCGGCGCAATCGCACCCGCTGCAACCGCGCGCGTCTGCTCGACCAGGATCGCCGCGAAATCCGTGAGGCCCGCGCCGTTCTGCACGCTCGCCAGCGCCACGCTGGACCCCGTCAGAAGCGCGTACCGCTCGCTGAGCATTCGCACGCGGCCTAACGCGGCGGCCTGCTCGCGTCCGGTTGCGCCCTCAAGTGCCGCCCGCGCCTGCGTTATGAGATCGTCCAGGTGCGCCAGTTCCGCTGTGTAAGACGTGCCGTAGACCGTCACCCGCCGCACAAACGCGCCCTCAACCGCCGCGCGTGCCTCTGCTAACAGCCGCTCAGCGTCACGGAGTGGCACGAGGCCATCCGTACCCGTCGCCAACTGCACGAGGCCCACGATGCGCGCCAACAGCGCCGCGAACAGGTCCGTAATGCGCTGCTCGCTGGTACGCTGAGCGTCAATCAGGGCGCGGCGGGCAGTGATGGTCATGCGGGCACCGCCTCACGCTGCACGGCGATCTGCGCGTTATCCTGCCCGGCCTGGTCGCCGCTCATGTCGTTGTTCGTGTCGCTGCTTTCCGTATCCAGCCGGGCGTCAAAGGCGTCCTGCGCGGCTTCCGCTTCCGCCTTCCACTCCTCAATATCCTGCGCGGGTACGTCAAGCTTTTCCCAAATCGCATGGTTCGGCGCGCTGGACTTAATCAGGTAATCCATCTGTTCCTGGATGCTCAAATCGTCCTCAATCACCGGACGGTCGGCAATGTAATGTTCCGCCGCGCTGTTGGCGATGCTGTCCAGTCCAAAGCCCGTAAAGTTGTCGTAGCGGTTATAGCCACCAATCGCCACGGCCATCTTCTGCGCGCGAATCAGCGAGGCGTTGTAGTTGCCGCGCACTTCACTGATGCGGTCAATCGCATCACTGTAGGCCGCCCGCACGCCCGGCGCTGTCATGTCGCTCCCGCCGCCGCGAATGCGGTGCAACGCCAATTCCGGCATGTCGCGCTCCAGCTCGTTTTGCAGCTCGCGCACATTTTCCAGCGCCGCCTGCACGTCGAGCGGGAAGACCATCGGGAAGGGCTGCGATCCGGCGGGCGCGTAAATCATGGGCACTTTGTCCCGATCATCGGCGGTGGCGTTCAGTTCATCGCGCTTCGCCACGCCTGCCGCCCACCACACCATACGCACCGCTTTGCGCACGTGGTCATTGAGCAAGCTGGCCGCATCGTTCAGCTCGTCAATCTTGCGCAAGCTGGTGTTAAACGCCGTCGCGCCCCAATCCGCGCCTACGTCGATATGCTGCGCCGGCACTAAGGGCACGAACCCGTATTCGTTCGGCCAGCGCGAGACCGGCGCACCCAGCATGTCAGCATAAAATGGGTACTCTTCGCCGTCGAGTTTGGTCACAAATTCATTGAGGTCAATTTCTTCGGTGTACGCAAATGACCGACCATCGTTGATGGTTGGCTCCACGCGCACATACTCAATCACCGCGCGCTTGATGTTGCCCACCTCGTCAAACTCCGCCTCGCGCACCTTGCCGGGGTGCAGCACTTCCAGGCGCACCTGCTGGCGCGCCCGGTCATCGATGACCTTCAGGAACACGTCACCGAGTTTCGCGCCCTCGCGCACGTACAGACTTTTCCGCGTGTTCCAGTTGGACCAGATCCACAATTGGCGCACGGCGGCACGCAGCGGGTCGGAGGCTTGCGCCAGCGGAATCGCGCCTTTGGTGAGATCGTCCAGGTCCAGCGCGCCGCCGTAGACCTTGCTCACGTACAGGTCCACCAGCCGCGCCACCGGGTTATAGACGCCGCGCACGTTACGGTACAGCTGCGCGCTTTCGCGGTGCTGTTGCGCATAACGCACCAGCGCCGTGTAGATCGTGTTGTCGTAATAGGCCGCGTTGTGGGCATACCGGAACAGGCGCGCCTCGTAACTCGTCCACGAGGTGTCCCCAGTGGGCGTCAGCGCATCGGCCCGCCACGTCTGGCGCGCAGCACTCCACGCCGCCGTCACGCTGGCCGCCATACGCCGCCCTACGCTCGTTCCGGTGTAAAGCGTCATGTCTGCCTCAGCTCACGTTCTTCATGATGCACGCGATGCTGACCGCGGCTGTCTGCGCCGCTGGCGTGCCACTGCCGTTGTCCACGTAGAAGCGCATAAACGGCGGGTAGATCGAGCCGATCTGGTCATTGTTCTGGATCGGCAGCCAGGTACCCGTCTTGCCCGTCAAGGTGTAGGCGGCGTACGCGGGGTCCACTGGAGCCCACGCATCGGCACTGTTTTCCCGCGCCTGAAGGCACAGCCGCGCGCCTTGCAGCGTCCCGGCGGGCGTGACCTTGACCATCAGCAGCGACCAGGCCCGAAAGTCCAGGACACTCGAATACGTGTCACCGGACGCAATCGTTACCGTTTCCGTGTCCCACAATGCTGGCATTAACCCCTCCACTCCAAGATGTCCGGCGCGGTATCGAACGTCACCATATGCGCCATCAGGTTGTTACATCCATAAATGCCCAATCCACGCGCAATCACGGTGTCGTCGTGTGCGCCTTGTTGCGCCTCGTACTGCCAATGCCCGTTTACGGTTTGCTTGCTAATGAACGACCGGAACTCATGCCGTACAACCGGATCGTCTAACAACTGCGCGCCCTGTTCGTGCAAAGCCAGATATAACGCTTGAATCATGGGCGGCTTGCTCTGCGCCGTGGTTTTGAAGTCGTAAACATTCGCGCCCGCCTTACGCAGTTCCTCAATGTTCGGATCGCCTATGCTGTTCCACTCCGCCCACACGTCGCAGTTGTTCCACCTGCGCGCCATCACTAATATTCGCGCCCGCTGATCCGACCATGACATCTGGTTAAACCGCAAACTGTCCACCTCGCACAATTCAATCGGGTCCCAGACTGACATTGAGGTAAAGTCATTCATCTGCCCGAAGTCCAACCCCGCTACATAATGCCGCTTGTGCTTTGGTGCAGCGTTCTGTGGCGCGGTAAAGGCGTGCCCCACATCGCCAAAGAAACTTGTACCGCTCGCCAAGAAACACTCATATGGATCTTCCGGGTACTCCTGTTTGAACGCGTGCGGCAGTTCCTTTTGCTTCAGCCGCCGCCATTTAATCTGTGCCGCCGTAAGTCCGTGAGCCGCCGCTAGCGCCGCTTCCTCGTCCGTGTAAGTGAGCGCTTCGCCGGGGTCGAGTAGGATCTGGTAGCCGTCATCCCACCACCACGGGTAAAAGTGCAGCGTCCAAATGCTATCCCCGTCAAGTGCTTCCATGCACCGCTCGTAAAACCAGCCCGTCATGCCGTTAGGCGTGCTTTCGAGTACGATCTCCGGGTTGCCCGCCTGCATCGCCGCGCTTAGGACGCCTTCGGCATCCGGCCAGAACGCGACCTCAGACCCATGCAAATGGGTTACACTACCGCCGCGCCCCTTCTTGCTGCCCGACGTGCCGCCCACTGTACTAATGCTGGCCTCGCTGTTCAGGTCCGCGTAGGTCGTCATCTTGGCGTTGGCATACTTACGCACCGGTTTCACGCTATCGTCCAGGCTGTCATAGTAACGGTCGGACATCAGGCGCATCGTCGTAGTAAGCTCATCCTCGTGGCATAGCGTTGACGTGCGCGCGTGACCTCGCATTTGTTCCTGGAACAGGTGCGCTTGAATGCCCGTGCTGATGCCCACCTGTCGCGCTTTCAGTACCAGATCGTGGCCCGTCAGGTGTTGCCGTAAATGCCGCTGAACCTTATTCGGTTGGAAAGGTACGAGTTGTCCAGCCTTGTTCTGCACAATCAGATACCGCGCGCAGAACTCCGGGTACGGTAGGTCCGCGAATGGCTCAGTTATCGACGGTGAGTCGCGCTGGTCCAGGTTCCTCAGCACGAGGTTTCCCAAGAGTGCCAAGGAACTCGGAGACAAAGGCGCGCTGCTGGTTTGGATCATCAATGTACTTCACCACAATATCCGCGACTCGCGCCGCTAAATACGTCAGTTCCGCGCCGGTTAGCGCCGTGTCGTTGCGCATCTTCCCGATGCGCTCACCGAACTTTCCCACCCGCTCCGCCAAGTCTGCCAGTAGCTCGATGTCGCGCGCCGTTGGGGTGATGTCCTCAAAGCGCCCCACGTACTCGGCTAGCAGCGCCCGCAAAAGCGCCATTTCACTTACCAGTTCCAGCGGATCGGCCTCAATGAACGCCTGCGCCTTCTCATTAATGCCCGCTGGCAGATACCGTGAGTACAGGCCCGTCTTGTAGTTCGGGCTGGCAATGCCGCGCGGTGTCTTGCCGCCGTGTATGCGGCACACGTCATAGCCCGTAACCGCCGGGTTTTTGCATCGTTCACCTGACCGCTTAGAAGTTGCTTTGCACCGCTTGGCGTCCTTGAGTGCCATGTCGTTAAGGTTCCCTACCTGCGCCCGGTGTCCATGAGGGTTCCATCAGCGTTCCCCCTCCATCAGCGTCCCGCTCACCACCCTATACACCCCCGCCTTGCCGCCGTAGTGCGGCTGGCCGTCTGCACCGCGCTCCACGCTCACGAACACCTGCGCGAACGTCCGGCCCTCGTGCCCTAGCGCAATCGCCGGGCTGCCCACCCGGGCCCACCGCACCGCGCGCCCATGCTCCGCGCTCGCGTCCGGCCAACTCACCACACATTCGAGTGTCGCCACGGTCAGGCCCAGCGCACCGGGCGATGGCTGAATGCCGTGTTCCCGCGACCACGGCGCTTGCCAGTCGAAGCGCAGCGCCGCCAGCTCATCGAGCGCCCCGTCATCCTCTGCGCGCCAGTGCAGCGCGTTCGGCGTGACGTTACTCAGCACGCCGTGCTCACCTGCGTACAGCGCCACCTCAGCAGGCGTGAGCGCGGGGAGGCGCTGAACGTAGTGGAGCGCGAGCGGCAGGAGCGGGAAGAGGCGGGTCATGTATCACGTCCTATGGGCCCGCCGTCACTTCCAGCGGTTAGTAACTGACTTCCTGCGGGCAGGGCAAACCCCCCATATACGACGCTGGCGTATTCTGGATCTAGTGTGAGGCTGTGAATATCCTGATCACTTGCAGTCTGCCAGAGCGCAAGAGACGTATAATCCGTTGTGTCCAACGATCCCGCATAAGTGCCACCGAAGATGTCATCATAATCAACAGCGAGATCGACTTCGCTACCTGACTGCACATAGATCCCGCGTATGCAATTGAAGATAACGTTGTTTGTGAGGGTTGCTCCCGTCGAACTTGGCGCGACACCGCCATTGTCACGGAGACTGATCCCATAGCTGCAGTTATAGGCCACGCAGTTGAGGATCGAGCAATTGGGAGCGCCTTTGAAGTAAAATGCCTCAACCGCTGTAAATCCTACGCAGCGTATGAACTGAATGCCCGTCCCTGTTTTGGCGATAAAGGCATGAGAGCCGCCCGTCGCCCAACAATCCCGAACAATTGAATTGTTTGCCCCGCCATTATTCTGCTCCATCTCAAAACCGTAAGCGGTCCCAACGCTCGGATCATGAGCGTAGCAGGTATCGATGACACCGTTGGAGATGAGGACAAATCCAAACCCTCGTACACCAAAATCATACGCTTCGCAGTTGCGGATGGTGGTGTTCAAGCTGCCGCCGTAGGCCAAAAACCCATGATTACAGTCATGAGCCACGCACGACTCAACAACACAGTTTTCGGAGGAGTTGAGATAGACACCGTGATTGGCTCCGGTATTAGTAATCTCGAAGCCTCTCAGAGTAATATTGTCTTTGTTGGTGGCGCTAAATCCATGCCCCGTGCCGCCCGCGTTGACTACCACAGCGCCATTGGCGCGATAGTCCAAGCCTGCCAGCGGCACAACCACCGATTCCATATAGGTTCCCGCTGCAACTTCAATGGTGTTGATCAGATTATTAGCAACTGCCAGGTCGTCCCCGCCGCCAATCGTCAAGCGGGGCAACGTAGCGCTCCCCGGATTGGCGTCATAACCCGTCTTAGCGACATAGCGCGTAACTGTCGGCGACGTAGCATAGCTTGATACTGCAAACCCGCTGAAGGTCGTAGCAGAATTGGCGGAGAACAGGCCCACGTAATAGGTGCTGTCGGTAGGCACATCCGTAATCGTCAGCGTTCGCACCAGCATGCCACCGTAGTAGACGCTCACAGTCTGGTTGCCGTTATCATCCACACGCAACACCTTCGCGCTACTGATGGTCACGCTATCACTAAAGAGCATCACTGGCGACCCGTCGATGATTTTCTGCGAGACGATTTTGGCGGTTTGACTGTTCAGCATAACCTGAATTCCG